CCAGCAGCCTTCAATCGTCCATTTTTCAGTTACTTGGTCATTACCATCTAGCATATCAAGATAGGTAACGAACTTATACAATGAGCCTTCACCAGACGCTGCCATCCATTGACCTTCTGCGCCAGTTAACCATTGTTGTTTTTGTAATTGTGCTTGAATTACTGTCGCCGCAGTACCTGAAACATCATCTTCAAAAGAAAGTGTAATTGGCTCGAACGTATACTTACCTGCAATCCATGCGCGTGATACATAACGGTCTAATTGAACTTCTTCAAATGATATCACCGGGCGTGTTACTGTTACCGCTTGCATACTAAGTGGCTGTGAATCTGCACCGCCACCTAAGTTAGCAAATGTTATTCTCCAACGATTTTTTTGTCGTGGATGTAAAATACCATTACCAACGCCGGGGATTCCTATATCATTAATTGTTGACATTTATAGATACTCCTTGTTCTATTAAAATTATATTTCTGCACCAGTCGCGACGATACGGATTGGAATGTAAATAAATTCAGCTGCCTTGACTGGCTTAACTGCAATATCAACATACATTTCGTTTCTATCGATTCTGTCTGGTGTGTTGTTGCTTTCGTCACATACTGTAACAAAGTCGTAAAGTCCGCGTTTAACTATCAGGTCACCCAAGAAGTTATCAACAACAGCTTTTAAGTTGTCTCGTGTTAACGTATCATTTGGTTGGAACACAAAGGACATTGTATTTTTACGTAATTGTCGTCTGATGTATAACATTAAACGTTCAACGTTAATTCTATCTACCGCAGATGCAGCTACAGCTGAAGTCTTTTGACCCCATACTACGAAGCCCTGTCCGGGGAAGAATACTAATGGATTAATGTCACTACCACCACTAGTTGCATATGCATACAACGCATCGCGGTCGCCATTATTCAACGCCAGTTCAATAAATGAAGTTGGACCACCTAATACACCGCTTACGTAACCAAGATTGGATATACCAGAAATAAGACCGCGTCTTAAACCTGCTGGCGCAAACCATAGAAATGATACATTATCACTAAATGTGATAGTTCTAAGTGCAACACCCGATGCTGCACATGCAACAACTTTACCATCCAAATTTGTCGCCAAGGCGGAAGGGTAATAATAAGCAATATGGTTAGTACGTGTCCGGCCAGTGTCGTTTGCCCAACCCGTAGATGGGTTTGTAATCTCTCCTACGCGCATGTTCATTGGGGTATCTGCGATTATCATGGCTTCTTCTTTCATATCCACAACAAGCCCGAACATCTCATCAGTAAGTTCCCAATAACCGGGACATAAGATTAAATTATAATCAAATGCTTCTGCGCGGATGTCTTGATTGCCTGCAACAACAGCAGCAAGTGCTGTTGTAATATTTGTTCTACGGTCTGCGTCATTTGCGCCAAGGCTAGTAGCACTTAAAAATTCAACAGTGAATTTCAATTGGTCAGCCGACGTTACTAATAGTGAACCGCCTGTTACAGCAGTGTATTCCGCTGGTGAGCCAAGTGTTAACGAATCAAAACCTGTATAGGTACTTGTTGGTGCTAAGTCATAACCACCCGCATAAACATCTAGTGCTGGGATGTTGTCACCGAAGAACTGTGTTTCTAATGAAGAGAATGAAAATGAGTCCCAAATATCAGCCGTTGCAGTTACTGCAAGTCCTTGTAATTCTACGGCGGTGATTGTGGTAATGGTATCTGGGTTTACAACCGGCGAGCCTGAGGCAGCAGCAGCTTTCTTAACATTAATAGCATCATTTATAAGCGCTTCTAAAATGATTCTTGATTCTTCAATCTTAGTATCCCAAGAAGTGCGTTGCGCAGTAATATCGTCGTTTAGATTTACATCAGCACGAATAACATACGCTTTATTTCCTATTCCCAAATATTGGTTTAGGGCAAATAATCCATATTCATTTCTTGCATCACCGTGGTGTGCAGCACCGCTTGTATCTTCGAGGAACACTGGTGTACTATACAGTTCAATACTTTGTTTTAATGAAGTTACTGTTCGAATAATGTTGTTTTCAAACGTACCCTCTGCCCTTAATGGTGGACTTGCGTCACCCGGTTGGTATTTTTCATCTTGTGTTGCAATAAAAAACAAAGGCACCGTAGCTGCCGAAACTGGTATGAAAAAACTTTCATCCGTGACTGTTACGCTAACGCCTGCACTAACTAATTGTGCCATGTTGTGTTCTCCTTAACTATTATTTTCTTCCACGTATTGTGGTTATTAGTATTTATACCTACGCATCCAAAATATCTATTTTTGAACGATTTAGGTTACATCTACATCATCTAAACTGAATACCTTGTCATATTCGATACCTTGACTATCCAAATCAGATATTATCTCGTATGAGCCACTGATATCACTACCAATTGCGCCAATTCTAAGTAATATATCCTTAATATAGTTTGAACGTACATCAATAGCCGTGGATAAGTATATTGGTACCAAAAAGCCCATTCTTGTTTGTATCAACCGCCTATCTGCCGCCTGCGGCACATTCTCATCAAGTCGGACATCTACCAGTTCAACGGTAGTCAATCTAGTTGTATCAAAAACTTCATCGGTGGTTTGAATTTGTACCAGTGGGTCAAATAAGGTTAAAATCTGTTCTATTATTTGTTGGTGTTGGTATTGATTACTCGCCCAAATACCCAATTCAAATTGAGCTGTGTATGGTACTGGTTGGCGTTGATATACAACCTTTATATCATCTGGGAAAACCCCGCCAGTCGGTGTATAGGAATTACGCTTTGTTGCGCCGATACCTTTTCTGCGTTCAGGGGCTTGGTCAATACCTGTCAATTGGAATGACATTATAGGCACCCGCACTGGTTTATTTTGTGTGTTTTCGCCAATGATATGGCCGACTACCCGGTCCATACTTGCATTTTTTATAGGTACGTGGATTAGTTCTGGTGCGTTGTCTTCATTCCATCCAACCATAACTTGAATGCCAGCAAATATTGCAGCAAATTGAACTATGTAGCTTCTAAGTTGTTCATCATAATAATACGTATCAAGTACAGTAGTAGACATTAGCTTTCCTCACAGTCGTCTTTTATTCTTTCGCGGATTTGTGTTACGTCGCTTTCGTCACCCGTTGTTGGCGATTTTAGAAATTCATTAAGTAACGGCTTAACAGGATTATACTGGGCACGCAAGTCTGTTTCCAAATACAACCATCTTCCTTTCGCATCAGAATAACGATATAGTCGTGCAGGGACATCCTGCGCGTAACCAACATATATCATTCTATGGTAATCGCCTTGTTTTGGACTGGCGGGGAATTCTTCAGCTTCTGTAAATGGTGCATTGTTCGGCGGCATCGCATCCTCCACATAGATACCGTTCGGGTTTAATCCGACTTTGGTAATCGCGATGCCATGACTTGCCGCTTCGTCAATTTCTTCTTGTTCAAACGCTCTAATTTTACTTGATGCTTCGGCACCGCGTTCTGGAACGCCATCGCGTGCTTCCGCTTCAATTACTTTACTAATATCGAAATAGTCTTGGTATATTAAACTGTTACCGTCTTCACCTTCGACCAAACCAGTTGAGTCCGGTTCAAGCTCTGCAAGTCTACCGAAGATGTCTTGGGTTTCTTGTGAAGCGTATGCTGGTTGTGCAACCACACGAAGCATCGTTGGGCGCCAACCGGGCGTATACCCTTCCGTTGACCATGATATGTCCGTTACTTCCATCCACTTAAGTATCTTTCTTAGTTCAGCAGAGTATTGTGCTTCGCTTGGAATTTCCAAAATATCACCCACAATTAATGGACGACCGAATGCTTTTACGCATGCTGAGAAACTTACGGAAATATACATCGTAAGTGATGGTAGTTCTAAACCAAAAGCAGAAAGTTCAGTTAGGTTATCAGTTAAGTCGTAATGACCTTTTATTGCAATGGAATCTTCGGCATAATCTCTATCCCTATTTTCAAGGAATACTTTATCTTGAATATTACTGACAGCAGTAGCTTCAACATTATGAAATAGTTGTAGTGCTTGAACAGCCCATACGTCATTTGTTGTTGTACCATTAAAATCTAATGGGCGAATTCTCCAGTACCGCGAAGGAACTGTTGCCCTAAACTGCACCGTGTTCAAGCAGTCGTCGTCTGGAAGCAAAACTATAGCAACGCCGTACCATTTAATCCCATCGTCGGAGCGTTCGATACGGACGCGCGTAGCGCGTCTAGCGGTGTTATCGCTTTGTTTGATGGCGATGGTAGCTACATCCTTAAAAATGCTTGTTTCGACACCATACGCAGCGCGGGAGCCGTCGTATGTCTTAATGTTACCAAAGTCATATCCAATGTATGCGGAAGTGGTTACACCTTCGCCGTTTTGAATAGAGCGCCATTCAGTTATAAATTTATCAAACGCGTTTTCAGCAGGAAATGCTGCGGCATCGCCGTTAGAAATTGGGTCGCCTCTGCCAGTACAATCAACAAGCTTTCCTTGTTCATGTACACCTAAAAGCTTAAATACATTAAGGGTCGCCCCTGCGATATTTAATGCCTCTTCAACAACCTTCTCAATGAAGTCATTGCCACGGTTGTTTTGCAAATCAAACGGACTACAGCTCGTGTCACCCACAGTGATATCACGCCCATCTATGGACGTATCACATGGCGTCTTTCCTGCTGGAACTGAACCATCAGGATTCAAACCGAAGTCTGGTCCCGATGTTCCTGTACAAGAGTCGCCTAAACCGTTACATTCTTTAGCCATTTAATGTTACCATTTTTTACCTGACATATTCCGCCCAAGTCTTTTGAAATACTGTTGCCTGCGTTTAGGGTTTTCTACACCACCAAGTGTCTTAAGACGGCTACTAACTACTTTATCTTTATCGCGTCTAGCTGGTGCCTTAGCTTCTTCTTCTTCATCGTATTCATCTTCTTCACCACTCATTGGTGCAGAAAATTCAATTTCATCGCCCATGTCAGCTTCATCATCCATACCCATGTCTTCTTCGCCGTCACCCACTGGGTCTTCGGCGCCAAGCAATGACTGAATTAATGCATAAACTTCTTGACGCATCTGTTCCATATCAATACCGCGTTCGTCGGCGTACTGTTGAACTTCTTCATCAGATGGTGCTTCGTTGTCTTGGAAGAATGCTTTCATTTCTTCTGTCTCAACATCACCGTCCATACCCAAGCCTTCCTCATTGTCCATTGCTTCATGGTCGCCCGGTGGCATGTCCATGTCCATGTCCATTTTATAATCTTTATCGTCCATGTGGGCTTCATCGTCATCTGGCATATCTGCGTCGCGCATACCGCCATCAATGTTCATTTCTTCTTCTTCTGCCTGTTGGCGTCTACGAAGAATGTTATTCATTCTGTACGCATTGACTACTGGATTTTTCGAACCCATTCCGCCACCATTTTCGCCATCAGGTAAACCCATGTCACCATAATTTTGCATTTCCTTTATTGCTTCGTCTAAATATTTTGACATTATTATCTCCTAATGTTTTAACCTAATATAAATGAACCTTGCATACCAGTGTCTTCAAGACCTGCATCTGCAACGTATTCGTCTAACTGCAAAATCAAATCTTCACGATATGTTTGTGCAAGTGTTACTAATTCCGCAGCGTTAAGTGATATACCACCACCTGCGCCGGGTAAGGATGCGAACTTACCACGTATGTGTGATAACATCATCATTGCTTCTGCTAATGCATAACGCTCAATCCATGTCTTTGAATATCTATCTTTTAATAAGTCCTGTTCAGTACGTTCAACCATACAGTCAATAAGAACACGTTCTGCCCTTGTGAATGCCGAATAGAAAGATAGAAGTCTATCATTTTCATGGAAGCTGAAAGTTAAGCGGGTTGCAAATAAATGCTCCAACTGCTCAACGTATTGACTAACCAAGAAGAAACTTGTTAAGTCGTATGTTCCCATGTTGTATAAATGTTGCAATACGATTTGTCCATACGCACCAGCTCCGTGAGCGGATGATAAGAATGCAGACGTAAAGCGGTATGCTGCCATAACCGTAACAATCCGATTATAACCTATTATTTTGTTCGTCATAAGGTACTGCTGTTTGCCGGGTGCTATATCCAAGAAGAAGAAACCTCTACGTGTACTACCCGCAGCACGCTTACGATATTCTTCCAGCCCAAGATTGACGCAAGTATCAAGCTGCACGTTATCTAATTCTACTTCGACAACAGGGTAACCCAATTGACGACGGATACTATCCATTAATTCACGACGTTCGTCTGGTGTGCCGTCGGTACCAACACCTTGTTCAAGGTATGAAGGTACGCCAGATATTCCATCGTTACCACCTTTAGGTGTAATAACGGAAGATGGAATATTACTCCATAAGAACGAACTGTTGGCTATCGAGCGGGCAGGGTAAACCCTAATAACGTTACCATCGTTTGCGTATTCGCATTCAGCCGCTGCGATATCATTTACGCCAGAGTACGCATAACCAGTTCCAATTGAACATGGCGTACTATGTGCGGTTGAACCTTCTGGTGTTGGAATTAATACCGCAGTATGACTGCCGCGCTCGCGTGTCCAAAATAAGAAGTGTCCTGCCGTCGTAAATGCTACATCAACAACTGGTACTGCTGCCAACCATGTGGTACCACTCCATTCAAATAAATCGTTGTTTGTAGTATCATACCACTGCGTACCACGAGTGTAAGCAAATGGTTGCGTAACAAACATAACGGTTGACCATGTAGATGGTGGTGAACCAGCACGAATATATAATGCCGTGTTTGCCGTATCAAACCAATACGTCCCTGCTGGTAATACCGATGGGTCAGTTTCTGAATCTATTGGGAATATTTCAACCCACACAAGACCAGACCATTGATTCCATGTATTAGTCGATGGCTTATACCAAGCATCGGCGGTAATAGGCTTCGATGGGTCAGTTTCCTTAACCATAAAGTCTGTAACAATATTCCATGTACTACCGTCATAACGACTAAGTGTCAATAATGTCGTATTATACCAAAAAGAATCTACTGTGATGGTCGCAGCTAAAGCGGGGTCTGTTGCACTCTGTATAAACGCAGTAACTTGAACCCATACTGGACTACCTGTGCTATTATAATTGTACAGATTGTCATCTGTAGTATTCCACCATAAATCACATGAACCTACAATAGTGGGGTCACCTTCCCAAACTAAGACTGGCAATACAGTCCAACCAACAGGTGAAGTTACTGAATATTCTTGTAATACTTCCGTTGATGGAATATACCAAAGTAAACCATCAACTGGGGTCAATGGCTCCGTTTCTTGTATTGCGGTGCCTGCGGTTATATCGCTCCACGCTCCTGCGCTTCGAACCGAAAGAGTTAAAGCAATATCATCGTACCAATACGTTCCATTAGGAAGGTCATCGGGACTGGTCGGCCAAACAATAGCAGAAGTAGCATTCCATTTTAATAAATCTTCATCCCATTCGTTTAATACGGATGTTGTTTCATCGAACCAATACGTAGTACATTCAAATGCAGGACACTCTGTTGGGTCTGTTGTTTGTGAAAATGTAATTTCGTCACACCAATTGGTACCATTCCATGTTCTCGTTACCGGTTCAATTGGCGAACCAGCCGCAGTATCGGGGTCGTACCAAATAGAATCGCACGTTGGTGTAGTTGGGTCTGTTTCTGTTGTTACATATGGTACCTGTGTAGCAAATGTGCCGCCGAGTCCGTTAAATAGTTCCTTGGTTAACGTGTTAAACCAATAATTAGTACCATCGACGGTTGTTAATGCAGGGTCAGTATCTTCGTTTATTGAATCAATTGCAGTATATGTATACCCATCGAAACTATATAATTGCTGTTCTGTGGCGTTCCAGAAAAACGCATCGGCGTTAGGTACTGTTGGTGAATGTAATGGATTATCTATCAGTAAGATATCATTGCGAATTTCGTCTAATAATTGTTGGTAAGTTCCAGCGTTAATACCGTCTATTGTGATGTTTATTGTTTTCCAATCAGTACCTTCTGGAAAAGTATTGTCGTAGATAAGGTCGAATTCATAATCGACGCCGGGAATAAGTCCTGTGCCGTCGGTTGGTAAAACGCCTCTTTGATTCGTACCAAGAAGTACTTCTTGTGCTGCTGATATACTACCATCTTCTTTGTTGGAAAATACATCTGAATATGCACGAATACCATCTGAATGATATCGGTTCTGACAATCCACTGCATAACCAGCAACATAATATCCTGTCTGTGGGTCGATGTCGTTAATTACAACCGTCGTAGTTAAAGTTTCACCACGTGCTCTTTCTTCACATTCATATACTGCACCGACCACCAACGCTGCCCCGATACGGTCGCCTACGCTCAAATTGCTGTCGGCAGTTGGGTCTGCAACATATACCTTACCGTCCACTGGGATATTTGTAGCATCCATGGCTTCTGTGCCAAGTAAGATTACAATGCCTGCATACGCGCCCGTGTCGGAGCTTTCACAGCCCTGAGCTGGCTTAGGTATAGTCCATTCTACGGTCGCTTGACCAGTGGTGGGGACACCTTTCTTAAAATTAATTTTTATTTCTTGTCCTTCTGCTTTTAAGGCAAAAGCGGCATCTTGAATGGTTTCAAAAGATGACATCGATAAACACTCCTTTAGGTACTGTCGTATTTATGATTTCTGTCTGTGGGGTGGGAATTTATTGGTGTTCTGTGTTTCTAAGCAGCCAACGTTGTAATTTGTAGGACTGCCAATAGGTTGAATGATTTTCTGAATCTACATCGGGGCATACACCTTCGAATGTTATATTAACTATAGTTGGTGCATCAATGTCTTCATATAACCATTCTACTGAGATTTTGTTATTGGGCTTCAAACTAACTTGTTCTTTGTCGTCTTTAGACTCACCCACAACAAGCTTGCAGTATTTAGTCACAAGATATTCCTTCGTTTGATGAGGGATTTCTTGAACTGCTTCACGCAGTGCTTCCTTAGTTTGTAAGTATTCTTTAAAAGTTAAATTGGTTTTCATCATACGCCCATGGTGAATTGTATGATAATATTTATAGCAAGGGGTTTTAAGTGTGATTATTTTCTATGCAATAAAAAAGCCACCCGAAGGTGGCTTTTTCTACATCCATGTAGAACTACGAACTTTGCTTACGCAAGGTCAAGATTTACAACATTAATTTTTCCATAATAGTCCGCGCTGTTGCCCAAGGATGTTTCGGTATGGGTAAATACAGCTTTACCGTAACGAGTCATAAGACTAACTACTGGTTGGAAAGTTGTAGGGTGAACTACAACGCCAGAAGACATTAATGGAATGTAAGGACAGTAGAAGTAACCTGTATCCGTTTCACCATTACCACCTTTATAACCAACAAGGATAGTGTCATTAGCAGATTGAACTGGTGAATTACCGGGACCTAAGTCTAAGCCTGCACCAGATTGATTCCAAAGGTATGAATACACTTTGATTGAACCGTTAAGAGTACCTACTAACATTGAGTTGTTAGGACCCTTGAATGAACCTTCGATTGCTGGCGCAAATACAGACTTCGCAGCAGATTGAAGGATTGAAACGATAAGTGGAGAAACAACAATGAAGTTGCCAGCGCCACGACGTGTTTTACGAGCGATTTCGTTTGCAACGCGGTTGATGATAACACCAAGGTTTGCAAGACGGTCACCAACGTATGCAGGAGCATAGTTACCACCAGCAGCACCACCATAAGAACCAGTTCCAGCGCCATCAAATGTTTCTACTGTTCCAGCTAGAGCCATAAGGTCTGTGATGATTTCTTGGTCGATTTCTTGAACGATTTCAGCAGACAAAGCCTGTGTCATTTCACTTTCAAGGTCAAGACCGTGTTGTGCGTTTAAGTCTTGCATAGCTTCGATTGTCCAACCAGCTTGCAATTTACGTGAACCAGCTTCAACAGCTTGGTTTACAACGTCCATAGTCATCTTACGACCACCAGAACCTTCTAAGAAGCTACCAGAACCACCGTAAAGTGAACCAGCGATGTTACCACGACCTAAGTCGGAAACATTTTCAGGGTAAGGACCGAAACCAGATGTGTTACCAGCTGCGATAGATGAAGGCCAAGCTACACCAGTTGCGTCTTCACCGTCGATGTCGCCCGGAGCCTCAGAACCAGCACCAATACCAGAAGCACCAGCAGCTTGTCCAAGTGGACCACCGTATGGTGAACCAGTTGGTGAACCATTAGAATCACCAGCACCAGAGGAATACCACTGACGGATAGGTGAACTGTTACCAAATACTTCATCACCAACTCCAATTGCACCCGGAAGGTTAAATGGGTTAGAGTGTGAGGTATTACCAACAGCTTCTGCGTAACGGTAACGTAACGTATATACAAGTCCAACAGGACCAGTCATAGGCTGGACACCAACTAACTCAGTAGCGATAGTGCCCGGGATAATACGTCGAATC